GTTGAAGACGTTAGAAACAATAAAACCAAAGAACTACGCATAATCGACACATTAGAACCTGTAATGAACTCTCACAGACTCATAATTGACCGCAAAGTGATAGAAAAAGACTTTCGTTCTAATCCTCAAGAGACACCAGAAAGAAGACTTAAACTTCAACTTGTCTATCAACTATCTCGTATCTCTCGTCACAGGGGTTCTCTAGTACATGATGACCTTGTTGACTCCCTAGCTGGTGCAGTTGCTTACTGGACAGACTACATGGCTCAAAATGAAGACCTAAATATCTCTAAAAGAAAAGAAGAATTACTATCAATTCACACAGATAACTGGAACTCTCTACTAAACAACACCATATCTCAAACTGCTATGGGTATGACCCCTCAACAAATAAGAAATACTAACGTATCTGACCAAGGTTTTATAAAGGATTTCTATTAGGGACCACTATAGGAGAAAGAGTAACCTCTACTCATTAAGATTACACTAAGAATACACTTAGGATTGCACTAGGGGGGAGAACCCTTAGACTGCTGCTGCATGATACTACCCCAAAAAAAATTAGGAGCAAAAATTTGAAGGGGTTACGCATATATACAGATTGCAATTTTACCCATAGCCAATAAAAAAAATAGAAAAAATAAAGACTATATTAATAAAACTCATTGATATAACTAAGATTTCATAATATATCTTATATTATTAAGCCTATTTCTAGCTTTTTTGGGCTTTTTATGTAGTCTATGTATCTTTTTTAGTTATCGGTGCGGTTATCTTATTGACTTTGTAACCATTATATGTAATGATGTCTAATGAACCTATAAAACTAAAGATGACACTTATTAAAGATAAGTTCTATCTACCATGTGGAAACAGAGTAGATAAGGAACCACCATCATTTGAGGGCTTTCATAATCCCAAAGAAAGGTGGAATGGTTGGGCGACTCCTTTATTTAAATATGAAGAGTTTAAAAGAATAGTTAATTATTATTCTGACGAAGCAACCAACACCAAAGAAGATATTCAATATCTTGAAGACTTCTTTAATGAAGAAACAGCAAAGTGTAAAAATCAAAAGCTTATAGGTTTATATAACTTTGGTTCTTATTGTCTTTGTTGGTCTTCAGAATCAGAGGATTAAACTTAATGAATCCTTAGAGCCTTTTTAATTAAAGGTTCTAAAGATTCCTTAAAAAGGGTCGGCCAAAATTTTCCTGGCTGACTCGCCCAAAATTAAAAAAGGGTGAAATCTAAAGGTAAAACCTACTAACCAAAGGAGAACCATGAACCAACTAAAACAAGATGTAGCATCTTATATGATTGCTCAACTTGAGGATCAAGTCGGACTAGATAATGATGTATCAGATTTACACCATTATCTACTTAATGAAGATTATTTTATTATTGGAACTTACAAAGCTAAACAATGGTTAGGCTCTGTAGTCTTTGATGTTATCGAAACAATTAGAGAATATGAGCAATCAAACTTTGGACAAGTAACAACCGATTTTTCCGACCCCGAAAAAGTTGCAAATATGTATGCTTATATCTTGGGTGAAGAAATACTATCTGAATCTGACATTTATCAACAAATACAATTTGATAAAGACATATTAGAAGAAGATGACATTTCAAACCTTATTGAAGATTTAAAAGATTCTTTCTAGGTGGGCTGCAAAGCCTACCTTGAAAGGCTCACAAACCTTTCACTTGTAAACCTTAACTATTGAATCACATGCAAATCACAGACAATGAACACGCATATTTAAATGCGTTAATGCTTGCAATTACAGCTTCAAATGAAAAAAAATCTTTAGAATGTATAAAGATGGCAGCATCTATCGAACCTAAATTAACTGAAAAACAAATTGATTTATGTAAAAAAGGTATTGAAGTTTGTATGGAGTATTTAAAACAAAACCAAGAAAACAAACCCAAAACATTAGAGGGCGAGTTTATTCCAACCTTTCACGATTAACTACCTTTAAATTCCGTAGCCGAAATTTTGCCAACTTATTTCTAAAAAAAATAGGTTGGCTTTTTTCTTTTTTATTTTCTTTTTTTATAAAACCACCTAATAAATTCCGTAGCCGAGATTTATTTTTATGATTCCTGGAATTTTTAGGTTGACTTTTTATATATACTTAGGCATACTTATATATAGGTATTTCAAATACCATTAACCAAATTCCAGGAGCCACAAAGCCTTGACTAGATCAAAAACCGCAACACTTTGGGAGCTTGATTGCATACTCCATAGGGCTGCAAAGCTTACCAATAGTGACTTTACTATTAATCCGCCCTCTGATGAAAAGGGCAACCTTTCAGTAGATGAAACTATTGAATGTTACAAAAAAGAAATCATTAAAACTATTAACAAAATCAAAACGGAGGAACCACAATGAATAGTCTTTTAGACTTTGCACAAGAGCATTGTACTAATGAAGTACTTGAAGAACTTAAACCAGTTTTAAGTATGTACGAAAAGTATGAAAGCTTAATGAATACTACAAGTATTCAACCACAAAAAACTACTAAAAAGAATTACGAAGAACCACATTTATTATTTTGTGTTGATGACCCAACTGATCGTGAAGATCACGAAGTTATTTTTACAGCTACTAAACGTGGGGTTGATATTAGATTTATTTTTCCTATAGATGGAGAACATTTCGGAGAAGATTATTTTATGACTCACGAAAAATGTTTTGAATATCTTGAACAACTGCCAAAAAACTGGCATCACTTTACAAAGAACTCATGAACTTTATGGAAGAGATCAACAAAGAAACTCAAGCCATGCTGAAACAAATCAGCATACGAAAAGCTGAGAAGACAGCTAACGCAACCAAGCGTATAGCTGAATTAAAAAAACTTATTAAATTTTGGGAGCAAGACTTATGAAGTGCGAGAAGTGCGGAGGTCTTGAGATTAAGGTTCGTGAAACTATTTATAGAAAAGCTGAACTAACTAAAGGCTTCCGAAATAAAAGCATCACACCTTATGTCTATAGACGTAGGGTGTGCCTTTCTTGTGGTCATAGATTTACCACAAGAGAATATACAATCCCTGATCTTATTGCCTTTGGTAAACAGGGCTATCTTGAAATGATAGAAGACTTGGAAAAAAACCTTTAACGAACCACCATGAAAACTAAAATGCCAACACTTTCTGAAGCAACTAGAGTTGTATATAAAAGAAGAAAGAACGGAACTAAATCTGCTACTAATTTCTTGATAGGAATGAAGCACAACATCAAAGCACTTGGCGACTTACCAGTAAATAAAATTACTAGACCGATGGTCAACAAAATGATGGATATTCTCAAGCAAGAACACAAGAATAGTAATGCAGTAGTCAATCAAAAGATGGGCTACTTAAGAGTAGTACTCCAGGAGATGGAGGAAGACGGATTCATTGAGATGATTAAGTTTCCAAAACCTAGACCAACAAAGAATACTAAAATCCACTATCTAACTAAAATTATGGAGCAAGAACTTCTTGATACTCTTTATATGTACAGTACAGGTGGCGGTAAAAAATACACACAAGCTCAAGATATAATTAGATGTTTAATTGATTTAGGTTGCAGGGTAAATGAGTTATTAGGATTGGAAACAAGGTTTGTTGACTTTGACAATAATCAAATTAATTTTATTGAAAGAAAGAACGATCAAGCTGTAGCTGTACCCATGACTAAAAGAGTGCAAAATGTTATGTCAGAATATTGTGTTGATAAAAAAGATTTCGATAAAGTTTTTAGTCTTAACTACTCTGAACTAAATGCTATATGGCAGAAGGCTAGAAAGTATTTAGGCTATGCCGATAAGAAGTTTTATACTATCCACCTATGCCGACATACCTGTGCATCAAGGCTAGTACAAAGAGGAGTACCGATACTGTTAGTTAAGGATTGGCTAGGGCATGAGGACATAGAGAACACCATGATCTATGCACACCTAGCACCAAAGGCTTTGCACTCTGTAGTGGAGGTGTTGAACTGATGGTCAAACCTAAAATGACAACAGAAGAGAAATCATTTGATACTCTTACAAAAACTATGATGACTATGTATGGTCAAGCTGTTAAAAATAAAAGACAACTATCAAGAATGAAAGTTGCCTATGGTTTTTTAGGAGAGCTTATAAAAGAAGTAGAAAAAAAATATAATGATTGAGCCTAGTAAAAAACAGTTAGAACTTGAAGCTAGTATCTCAAGCATCTCAGCCTATAACAAGATCAGTAAACAAAACAAAAATATAGAGAAGGGCAGGG